TGTCCTGCCATACCACGGCATGTAATCCAGGTCGAGCCGATAGCGCCACGCGGGGCGGCTAGGCGTCAGTACCCACGTATCCACACCCATACTGCCTGCAAGATGAACCACGCTACTACAGCACGTGATAACCAGGTCCAGGTTCGCGACCAGTCCCGCTGTTTCGTCGTAGTGTTCGTTCTGGCTGGCTTCTTTCCATTCGTGGATTTTGATTCCATGTTTCGCCTCAAATGCGGCTATCTCTGCTGAGCATTCTGTGTACTGGAGCGATACGAAATGGGCGTCCATCTGAAGGATGGGAAGCATCTGTTCAAGGGTAAGCGAACGCACCTCAAGGCGCGTCTTTTTGTGCCCACCAATCCAGTTGATGCCAATGACCGGCTTCCCGTCTGTGAACGTCTGGTTGAGTTTTTCCGCCCACCGCATGTTGGCAGTGGGCGTAGGACGGATATAAGGCTGTCCCGGAAAATCTTCAATGTTCTTTCGATAAAGCTTCGGAAGGTCACCAATCGCAATCGTTGCGTCAATCGGATAACGCATACTCCCATTCGGGTTGACCGGCCACGTAATATTTTCATCTTCGCGGGTCGCATAGATGTCGATCATCGGAAAGCTGTTGCAGAACAGACGATGCAGCTTTTTGTGGCAGTCAAAGATGACTTCCTTGCAATCGCGGATCATTTCAGGAAGTAATGAGGCGAACAGGATTTCATCGCCAATACCCTGTTCACCATGCACCACCACCACCTTACCGGGCGAACCATCCCATTCGGGAATCTCATGGTTGGCGTACTTGCGGGTCATGCGGACCTGTGCCCGCTTGCCCCAGTGATATTCCTTGAAGCCCTGTTCGTAGTCGCCCATCTCCAGCAGCGCCAATGAACGGTTCCAGTGCGCCTGCCCATGGTTCGGATCAACCTTGAGTGCGCGTTCCAGATGCTCCATCGATTGACCGGGCTTACCTTCGTTGATGTAGAGCGTAGCCAGGTTGTTCTGGATATCCGGGTTGTCAGTAGGCAACATGGACTGGGCACGCTCAAACCAGTAGCGCGCCTCTTTCAGCTTGTTCTCATGCTTCCACGTGGTGCCGATGGCATTCATGATTTCCGACTTCTTCAATTTAATGAAGAAGGCTTCCGCACCGGGTTTCTGTTCCTTTGTGAAAATGCCCAGCCGGTTGAAATCCGCCTTGAACTGCTTGTCGAATACCTCCAGCGCACGGGACAACAGCAGATTCGACAGGCCATGCTTGCCCTGGATGGCGTAATTCATCCCCAGACTGGCCATGACTACACAATTATTGAAGTCGTTATTTAGCAACTCCATATAGGCTTTTTCCGCGCCTTCGATATCTCCCTGCTGTTCCAGGAGACTTGCGGCTTGATACGGATTGATATTACCGGTAGTGCGAAGCGGCTGGATGCCGATCATTGCCGCCTTGTGGTCAGGCAATGTCATATTGACAGTCATGTTGGCTCCTGAATTTACGATGTAATTATGCACGAAAAAAGACCCGCCTTTTGGGCGGGTCAAGTCAGGAACACTGGTACTGCTAAAGCTGGTTAGCTGGTGCCGTCACCGCTGTTATCCATCGAGTACGTCACTACCAGATAGATACTCACACCAGCCGAAGCCGAAGTGGCAGTACCAATCGTGATATCGATAGTGTCATCAGCGGAGTACGAGTACCCAGCACCATTGGTTGCGTGGGGTTGTGTGGCTGCACCCGTGGAAACCGAACCGAAGTAGCGGTTTGCGGAGTTACCATCACCCACGTTTGCCGTAACCTGCGCACCACCCATGCCAGCCGTGTTCAACACCACGTCATGGATAAGAGCGCCGCGCGGCACCGGGACCATCTGGATAACGTCACCAGCCGATTGCGCAGCAGGGAACGTGAAGTGCGCACCGCGCACGTTCATGCCTTCGTAGTTGACCTTCGGCGGGTTCAGGAAGAAACCCGATGCCGAAGCCTGGCAAGCAGATGCTGTAAAAGTGGCCATGTCAATCTCCTTAGTGAGCCGCAGCCCACGTAGGCACCGCAATGGTGGCGTAGTCGCTGCCATTGAAGGTGAGTTTGGTCATGCCCGCGATAACACCAGCAGCCACACCGAACTGGTTTTCGTAGTCGAAATAATCTTCAACCCACGAGAAGCGTTCAGGGCCATTGTCACGACCGAAGGCCATAGCGGTTGCCTGCGCACCGCAGAACACCGCAACGCGGGTGTTTGCAATGGCGCTGGTTGCGCTGCATGCCTGGGGCAGACGGTTGGTTGCGTGGAGAATCGTACCGTTGTACTCGCCAATTGCGCCGGTATAGATCGGGTTCTGCGTCACCTGACCGCCTTGCAGCGCGGCTTTGTTGATGTCGAACCACTGGCCAGTGGAAGTGTTGGTACGGAGGTCCGTCACCTGAGAGTGGTGGAGGAACATCACATACTTTTCTTCGCCATTGACCATGATCGGGCGAATCGGAACGTCCATCGTCTTGGCACGTTCCACGCACGTATCAATCAGCGTGAGGTTGAACGTGGAAGCCGAAGAGAGCGAGTTAACACCCGTTGCGCCAGCAGCGATGACCGTATGCTGGGTATCAGGAGCAATCGTTGCATTCAGACCGGTATAACGGATGTCCGTCTGTGCAGTGTTACCGGCCAACTGGTTCATGAACCAGTAGTCGATACGGTCTGCCCACCAGTCTTGCAGGGATGCGCGTGCGTGTTCGCGGATATCGAACGGAACGAGTTGGCGGGTAAACTTGCCGCCTTCGCGAACTGCATGGCGCAGTTGCTGGATAAACACGTCCGAAGAGTAGTAGTTGATGCGTTCTTCGTTGCCTTCCAGCGTAAGATCGCCCAACACGCCACTCGCAACCAGCAGACGACGCAAAGGAATACGAACGCGGTCGCCAGGCTGCTTCTCAGTGTCATCGAAAATCTGGATGATGCTGTTGTCATCCGTGCCCATAAACTTGTAGCACCAAGTTTGTTTGAGCGCTTCGACAGCCAGCTTCTTCGACCACAGCTTAACCGCTAGGTTGTCGCCTGTGGCAAATGAGGTAACGGCCATGATGCCTCCCAGAATGGGAATGGATTCGCGGCTGTACGCAGCCCGCAATCGCGGCCATCACGGCTATTCGGATTGTCTCCCCCATCACGGGAAAGGTATCCTAAAGAAGAAGCGCCAATAGCGCTTCGTCGTCGGATTTTGCTTTAACCCTTTGTGTTTGTAAAGCCAGTTGATAAACAATATCAGCGTAATTAGTGTCCAATTCAGCAAATTTATCCAGTGGCTTGAATAAATTAACCTTTGGCAAACTGCCGACCAGTGTTTCTGTCTTTACAACGGGTTTTTCAGCAGGTTTAGGGGCTTCAGGAGAGGGTGGGAGTTTCTGGCGAAGTGCCTTTTCCCGGATATCCCAGTAATCCTGATCGGCGCGCTCGAAAGTACGGATGTTGTACTGCTTTTTGCCGTGACCCGCGCCGGGGTCATGGAAAACGACAGGAGGGGGCGTAGGCCCCTGCACCCAGGCGGCTGGATTCCAGAATCCTGACCAGAGAGCAAGCAGCATTTCAGTTCCCCACGCCCAGCAGATTCATCGAATATACGAACGTCGTACCAGCACCAGGGGTATAGGTAATGCGAATCTGGCCACCAGCGCCCGCGCCGCCAACCTCATTCGCACCCGACACAGAACCACCTCCGCCACCGCCCGGAATACCACCAGCGCCACCGACATAGCCAACCTGATTGCCTCTACCAGCACCACCCCCGCCACCGCCACCTTCGGTATTGGCCGTGCCATTCGTGCCTGTTCCAGATACGCCAGTCGTACCACTACCGCCAGCGCCGCCAGCGCCACCTGATCCTGCATCACCATTACCGCCAGCACCACCGACATTGCTGGCAGCGTTAGCAGAACCTGCGACGCCAGCGCCTGCTGCACCAGAAGCGCCGCCACCGCCCCCTCCACTCACACTGGACGTAAGTGAAATAGCCCCACCAGCCGCACCAGCAGTAGCTGTGCCGACTACACCTGTGGTCGTCGCACCTGCACCACCACTTGCGCTGCTGGCATTCGACAAACCGCCTGACCCACCATTGGCAGAACATGTAGCAGACGATGCAGCGGTTCCATTGAACCAGGTAGCTGTACCACTATTGCCGGTACCCGCTGAGACGCCAGTACCTCCTGCGCCGATCTGGATCGTGAGTGTGCCACTCAGCCCAGCAACATTGGAAATAGTGGAATAACCACCGGAACCACCACCGGAACCACATTTACTAGAAGAAGCACCACCACCAGCCGCACCAGCCCCCCACGTTTCAATCTGATTCGTGGAGGACCAGTCTGCTGGGATTGAATAAGTAGTGCCAGATGTTAGAACTACGACAGTCATTCTTTCCCGGCAAGAGACTGGCCAGGATGACTGGATTTGACGGTTGCAGACGCGTTACCAGTCTGACCGATATAGTTGAAGTAGTGGGCGACAGCGGAAGCCATGTGCTTCTCAATCTCATCGGCTGGCGTGCCTTCATCCACTTCGACCACCACCATCACCTTGACCAGCATTACCGCCCCCGCTTCGATCCAAACGCCTTTTTTGCAGCAGCGTTGATCTTCGATTTTTCGGCGGGACTCGCATAGCGTTCATACGACTCTGCGGCCCGGATATGTGCCTTATCCTGAATCGGGAAACGTCGCTTTTCAGGATTGGCAAACTTTGACGCAGGCACTTTGGCCCGCGTCTTTGCAGTCAGTCTGGCCATATCAGCACTTCCCGGTACGTGCGCCGCCGCTAGACTTGGTGCCTTCGCGGACCTTCGAATTCTTCGCGCCATAATTACGGGAAGCAGCAGCACGCTTGGTACTGGCCTTCCCGCTTTCATTGCTCGAAGAACCGGCCTTAACGGTCTTTCCTTTAGCATACGGAGCCATGATTATCCCCGGATACCGCGCGTAGGACCGCTACTGGGAGCGCCCTTTGCGCCATTCGGATCAATGCCCGATGCCGTGCCGTAATCAGAAGTCATATTGACCTTGTTACCGCCAGAAGCACCATTGCGCTGGGCACCGGCTTTGGCAGAACCCGTAGCAATCTGCTTGATACCCTGACCGCCCATCATGGGTGAATTGGCCTTCGGCACGTTCGGAGCAGCGGAGCCATGCTGCAACGAAATCTTTTTGGTGGTAGAAATCTTGGCGGACATGACAATCTCCTTAAGCTGGGCCAACGTGGAAGTGAACCATTACCAGAACCTGTGCGGATGCACTGGGTTTCAACCGCGCCGACAAAGCCTGACCGGCTGATAACTGCCACGGCGGATTAAAAGTGGTCTGGAAACCGCCGCCGCCAATTGCCAGATAACTCGATACTTCTGGTGCAGCGCTGCTAGCGGTTTCATAAATATCTACCCGCGTTACAGCCGCAAGATTGCTGGTCACCAGAATACTGTCAACAAATACACAGGCCGTACCAGCAGAAGCCACAAGCACCGTATTTGCGGACGCAGAAAGCGTAACAGATTTAGGACCGTGTGTGGCACTTGGATGCAGAGATGGATGATTTAGCTGGACAATCTGACGACCCGCCTTATCCATCCACATAAACACGGCAGCGTGCGCCGTTGCCGTGGTAGAGGCCGATGTCTTGACGCGACCACCCATCAAAAGAGGGGCATTTGCTGCAGTAATCGATGCGTTGAATACCACTGGACCCTGAACAGCCAGAATATTTCCAGCCGACTGAGCAGCGATATTGACGCTCACCACTGCGGAAATATTGTTAATCGATCCAATATTATTGGTGCCAGCAGCAAGCACGACGGCAGCACTGATATTGTTGATTGAACCAATATTTGCGGCACCAGCACCTAGCACCACAGCAGCGGAAATATTGTTAATCGTACCGATATTGGCTGCACCTGCCGCCAGCACTACACCTGCGCTGATGTTATTGATGGTGCCGATATTGGCAGTGCCTGCGGCAAGCGCCACAGTTCCAGTAATCCCAATCGTGGCACTGATGTTATTCACAGTACCGATGTTGGCGGGCAAGGACGTAACCTGAGCCACCACCGTGGCGCTGATGTTGTTCAGGGAGCCAATGTTTGCCGCGCCCGCGCCCAGCACCACAGCAGCGGAAATATTGTTGATAGTGCCGATATTCGCCGCGCCAGCAGCAAGGGCAACCGTACCGGACACGATTGCGTGTCCTGCGGCATCCATCAGCAGCCCACGGGCGACAGACCCGTCCATACCACCAATCATCGTGAACGAACTGCCAGCCGTATAGGACGTGGCACCCGGCGTACCGCCAATCGTAAAGGAACCCTGAACGTTGACGGTTGCGGAGATATTGTTGATCGTACCGATGTTGGCAGCACCAGCAGCGAGCGCTACCGTGCCAGAGATGATGGCGTGGCCCGCCGCGTCCATCAACAGACCGCGCGCCAGCGAGCCATCCATTCCACCGATCATCGTGAACGATGATCCTGCTGTGTAGGAAGTTGCGCCAGGTGTTCCGCCAATGGTGAGTGATCCCGCAACATTGACTGTTGCTGAAATGTGATCAATGAAGCCGATATTTGCTGTACCAGCCGCAATCGAGACAGGATTCGCTCCTGCGCCTGAACCCGCGACGACGTTGACTCGAAGTGCAAGGTTCGCGGAATCAACCAGGTTGCGCTGCTGACCCGATGAATCCAGAAACCCCCCAATAACAGTGGTAACCGTTTGGGAGATGTTGTTAATTGTGGGAGGCGTTGAGAACGACACAACTCCAGCCACAACAACGGTTGCTGAAATTCCATTGACTGTCCCGATATTCGCTGCGCCCGCCGCGAGGACAACCCCAGCAGAGATGTTATTGATGGTCCCAATATTGGCGGGCAGGGAAGTGACCTGGGCCACGACAGTTGCGGAAACATTGTTCAGTGTCCCGATGTTGGCCGTGCCAGCCGCAAGCACCACGCTTGGGGTAGCGGAAATGGCAATCTTGGCTGTGGCACCCGTCAGGTTGACGTTGACGGTCGCACTGATGCCGTTGAGAGTGCCAATATTGGCACTTCCAGCCGCCAGAACCACGCTGGGCGTGGCGCTGATGTTGACATTCAGTCCACCACCCGTGACCGTGGCCAGGCCAGCAGACGACGTAGGGTCACCAATGACCACGCGCTGGCGGACCACCGTGGAACCGTTGACAGACAGACTGGAGCAGTCAACCTGCTTGCCAGTCGAGTCTGGTGGAACCTGTACGAACCCGTCTTTGCTCATCAGAAGATGCCTTTACGGCCCCCCATCATTTCTTCCCAGTGATTTTCGACCATATTGGTCAAATCACGGTCGCTGGCTACCTTCGCGGCATCCAGCGTATAGCCTGTAGCTGGCGGCGCAGCCTGAGTGACCTGTTTTGACGCTTCCAGGCCCTTTTTAATCGTTTCCAGTTTCTCTTCTGGAGTCGGCGTAGCCACTGGCGGCACGTATCCATAGCGTTTGGCGAACGAATACACCAGTTCAGCCGGGTTTTTCCCTTGTTGCAGGGCCTGCTGAACGATGGTGCGCTCATCGTTGCCCAGTTGCTGGATGATCTGGGCTTGCGTGAGACCCATTTCTGTATAGTCAGCAGTCCGTACCGATTTCAGATGCTCATACGCCTGCTGGTAATCGGCGTGCGTCTTGGAAAACTCGCCAATCTGCTGTTTGACGTGGTTCAGAAGCTGCTGGGCCTGCTGTTGCTGCGTCGCCTGAGCCTGGGTTTCCGTTGCACCCTTCTGGAAATCAGCAATCTGCTTTTCCATCTGCTTCATCTGGTGCATCATCGCGCCCAGCGGGTCAGTTGCCGGGTCAGGTGCGGGAGGTGCAGACATCTGGTCAATCTTCGCCTGCAACTGCTTCATCTGTTCGCCCATCAGCTTGCCCGCTTCTTCGCGGTCACGCAGCAACTGCTGGAGATAGACGTTGCTCTGGTCAGGCGCGGGCGTGGTAACAGGCGGCGGATCAGCCACAACCGGCTTTGCCTCAACCACCGTTTCCACTGGAGGCGTAGGCGCAACCGTAGTATCAACAGGCGGCGTCATCTGCGCCTTGAGCGCATCAGACAGTTCTCCCGTCTTGAAGAAAGTATCGTAATCGGCGGGCAGTTCTTCGAAGGCCATGATTGTTCCTTACAGGTGCGCGAGCGCTTTAATAAGCATCATCAATTCATCACGGTTCTGCGCCCTATCCCCGAAAGTGCGCAGAACCACCTTTGCTTCCTCATCCGAAAGCGAATCTACGCTTCCGTCAATGATCTGTTGCTGCAACTGGAAATATCGATGCTGAAGGTTATCCATCTCAACCTTGACGCGCTCCAGTTCCTGTCCCGCCTCTTCAGCGAGCTTTTTATAGCTGGTCATCACTTGACTCCAACGAGATTCCCTTGTGCATCACGCACAACTGTCTTTGGACGGCCCATTTCAGCCGCCAGCGACTGCATGGCCTGAGTGAACTGTGCAGTGATCTTTTCCAGCGATGTCGCAATATCGCTGGTATCAATCTTCATCTGCACATGACCATCTTCGCCCGTCTGGTCACCCATACCGGCCTGCATCGCCTTGATCTTCAAATCACCCTGCGTCTGGTGCGTCTTGAGCACCTGATCGTGGTGCATCTTCTGCTGGCTCATGACCATATCGTTTTCATGGGCCTGCTTTTCGATAAGCAGTTTTCCGTTCAGTTCCTGCTGCTGAAGCTGAATCTTCTGGCTCGCTTCCCACGCCTTGATCTGAATCTCTTCGCTCTTGTCCGCCAGCTTCTGCTTGAGTTGCTGGTTTTCCTGCATCGTTTGTTGCATCTGTTGCTGCATCTGCTGCATCTGTTGAGGATTCGGCATGTTCTGATGCTGGAGCATGAACTGTTGCCACTTCTGAACCAGGTCAGTCGGCAGCGGGGCATATGTCAACAGGTCAGGAGGCACCGGAATACCTTCCTTCATCATCACTGGCACGATCTGCATCAATGCTTCCCATGTGCGTGTTTTCACGTCTGGGGCAGTCGGTGCATCGTCCACAATAATGTCGAATTCGATGGCTTCAGGAATCTTGGTGAGCGGCAGGTACTGTTGCGAACCCGTACCATTGATGCGCACCATACGGCCATCGCTGATGAACTGGCGGATGAAATACAGCATCACCTTGCCCTGCATCTTTCGATACCGATGCAGGGAATCGAAGATTGGGGCCAGAAGTCCATATGCAGCCTGCTTCCGCGACTGTTCCAGCACATTGGCCTGATCGCGGTTGGCCAGCCCCAGCGCTTCCAGATTGATACCCGTCACCTGCGGCAACGAACCCAGCGCAAACTCCATCAGACGGTCCAGCCCTTGCGGATAGCTGGACATCTGCTTTTCCTTGATCTTGTTGATGCCACCTTCGTTCAGGTGAACAATCGAACCAGGATCGCTCCATTCCTCTTCAGCGCGGCGCTGATCGACAAAAGCACCCTGTTCCGCCAGAAGCCCACCTTTGGCGTTCAGGTTGATGATGTTCATGATCTGCGACAGCCACTTGTTGGCCCAGCGCTGGGGGTCTTTCATGACCCGTGTGAGGCCATACCACGTGTTTTTGTTGCGGTCACGCTTGCCAGTGAGGCACTGGCGCGTAAATCCATGCTGGCAGGGCGCTTTACCCCATTCCAGTACCTGATGGTCATTGATGAAGCCGCGATAATAGACTTTTTTCCATGATTTGACGTATTTGAAGCCAAACTGGTCAAGTTGCTTCTTCATGGACCTGAAATCATCTTCGCTGATTTCCTGCACCTGCTTGTCAGTCGCTACCCGGTAGTACGGTTCCATCTCCATACATTCGTAATGCCAGATAGCGGACTGGTCCAGGCGCTTCTCCTGATCGTCCTCTACGCCCAGTTGATACCGGAAACCATGGATGATGATCCCAGTGGCTCCTGCGTCCATCTGGTCAACTCCCATGGGCACGGCATCGGGCCAGCGTTTGGCAATATCTGCGTTGTCCATCCAGACGCACTGCACGTCATATCGACGTTCTGCCAGCCCCGGCTTGGTGGAAGCCGGGTCCCAGTACATATCCATGGGGTCAATGCGATTGATGACGATACGGCCATCCGGGTCCTCGCTGTAATCCATGTGCGTGCTGGTCCAGCCCATGCCGGTAATCAGGCAATCGCGGAAAGCATCGGATTCTTCATCTTCAGCGTGGCATTCGTCGCGAATCCAGCGCGCTGCATTGGTCCACAGTTCGGCCAATGGGGAATCAGCCATGCCGCGCGGCTTGTAGACGACCTCCTGACGGCTGGAAACTTCCGCTCCAGCGACAGCATCGATCATCTTTTCCGAGTAATTGAAGGTGGTATGGGGGCGATTCTGCTGGCGCAGCAGGTTTTCATCCTCTGGAAGCCATTGATGGCCCGCAATGAAGTCGAAATCATCGCGAGCCTTGATATGCCACTGGTTGCAGAATCCACGGCACTCCTGGATTCGCTTCAGCGCCTGGATGGAGAACGTTTCTTGCGTCAGTGCCACGATTTTCGCCCCAGAATCCCCCTGGAGCAAAAAAATCACTTTTCTTTGCTGGGGAGACAGTAAATATTGTACAAAAGCACGTCTCTTTGGACAATTTTACTGATTTTCTGGACTCCATGCCAAGAATTCGACGTTTTCCAGAAACCCAGGCACGAATTTGGCAGATAAGGTGCCCGGTACACCTCATGGAAACCATCAAACTTGTGGTGAGGACCGCCTGGACACGTTTTTACGTGGTCATCCGGCATATAAATGCCCGTTCCCAGGTCCTGATTCGTTTGATCGGTAGGCAGATAGAACAGAAAACTCATCACCTTGTCTGCGGCATCGGTATGCGGGCCAATCGAGTAGCCTTTTCCATCCCTCACAAACCGCCATTCCCACGTCAAATGGGGCATGTCGTGAACATTGGGGAAACGCTCCCAGTAAGCCTTGTGAAAAATCGTCAGCATGTGCTTGGCGAAGTACGGGCCAGCAAAATCCTGCATGATCGGCGGCGTTCTTCCCTTCTCAGTGATCAACCGGTTCTTGAAACCGATGTCCTTGTACTCATCCGTACTCGGCAGATTGGCTATCAACTGGGCATAGAAGTCAGGCGGGAAAACATTGGTCTGATAAAGATGCGGATACGGCCACTGCATGAGTGGCGCGTTCCGCAATTTGTAAACAACGTGGTCAACGGCGTTCAATTCGTGCTCCGTAAAAGCTGCATATACCCACACTTGAGGCACAGACGCTGGTAAGCCGTATAACTGAGCGTGGGTGCCTCTGGACCGGCCACCACCTTACTACGATTGACCGCTCTCGGCTTTCCCCACCGATGGTTGCAGTTGCGCTGATAGGGCGTCAGTCGTTCCCGCACTGTTGGAAGTTTCATGATGATCCCCCGGTCTGGTAAAGATGATGTTTCCGATACCGGTAAAGGGACCCTCTGCACGGCGGGCGGCGGCAATCTGGGCGTCATCAGTGACGAATCCGTATTCGTTCCTAAGACGATCAACCCAGCCCATATGGTCCGCATTTGCAGAATCCATCTCAACCAGAACGGATTTGACATTTTTGAGCGTTTCCCGAGCACCCGCAAGCACCTTGTCATCAAACCCGTCCACGTCGATCTTGATATGGTCAGGCTGTGGCATCTTGCAGTCCATCACCAGGGCATCCAGCGAGAAACCCACGGTCCCTTGCTCATACGCCCATTCCTTTTCCTGCATCTTGTAATTTTTGTTACTGCCAAAGGCGTGACAAGAACCGCCAGCATTCAGCGCGGACAGGCGCAGCGTATCCACGCGCTCCTGGTCACTGATGCAGAACGGGAAAGCGATGGCGTTCGCCTTGGGCACCAGGTTAAGCGTCAGGTTACGCACCAGAATCGAGAAATTCTGGGCTTCCGGTTCGAAAGCGAACACCTTCAAACCCTGCCTGACCGCCAGCAATGTGTACAGGCCGATGTTCGCACCCACGTCGTAGAACGTTTCACCGGGCTGCATGCCACGAATCCATGCTACCGTATCCGGCTCTTTGGTGTACATCGTATTGACACGCCATTCACAATGACGGTTTGGCACGTAGAAGATGATGTTGTCCACCGTCATGTTCGGCTGGATGCGTTCGTACTCTTCGAGATTCATGACTATCCCTTCAGGTAAAGATTGGACCAGGTGTTATCCAGCCGGTCACGGTTTTTGTGGCGAACCTGGCCTTGTGGCCATTCGCCTTTGATCATGGCCCAGATGATGCGATGCACGTAATACTGCCGTGTGCCTATCGTCACCACCCGGTAACCAATTCGTTTATGCACGCTCCCCGCTAACGCCCCATTGTCTTTCCATAGCAACTCCCCTGTGCGTCTGTTGTAGACAAAGTATTCGCGGAGAACGCGCGGGGTCAATAATTCATCCATCACGCGCTCATCCATGAAGTGCCGTTGTCACCACCGAAACGGCCACGGTTCCATCTATCCGGCCTGCCGCCTGCATACATGGCAGGCGTGGCATAGCGCAACATCATGATCCCGTAACGTGTTGCGCACATCAAATCTTCGTTCAGCGCTACGACCACTCCATCAACGCGGTGGTACATGCGGTATTCATCGATCCACTGCGACAGGTTACGGTCAACCTTCAAGCGGCCCGTTTCGAAGCGCTGCTGCATTTCGATAAGTCCAGCCTCCACGCCAACACCTCTTTTGTCGGGGAACTGGGAGAATTCGGAAAGCATGTTAAGACCTTCTCGCCGGTAGATATCGGCAATCTGTAGGCCCGAACCCTTGTCAGTCTGTAATCCATCACGCGGCCATGCGACAGGAATCCAGTCGCCCCATGGCCTAATCGCGGCTGCATGAATAATCGGAGTCTGCTTACTCTGGCGGTATGCCGCTGTGACATGCACACAATCATTTTCCGCGTCGTAAACCATTCGTACCGCTGCGGTGGGGTGATCCCACCCAAAGTCGAGTCCAACAATCTGTTTCCATGACTCCGGTATCTCGGCAAGAGGACTTTCCAGAATGAAAGCCTCTTCTGTTGTAAATACCTTACCCGAACCCAGCATTGGGATGCCATTTGCGCGTGCTTCTCGCTCATGCGGCAGGTAATCAGCGACGATCTGGGCTTTCTGTTCATCGGTGTAGTGGTTGACATCATCAATGGTCATCGAAATAAGCTGCGTACCGGGCGTCTTGTTCCAGAAGCGCAGCACAACAAACGTCATCCCTAGCAGGGGGGTAAAAGTGAGGTACGCAGTACCGCCTGTATTGTTAGTACGCGTGAGTCCTTCGGAATAGATGTCCTCAGGAGGTTCCTCGTCAAACCATACAAAATCCAGAGTTTCCGCCTGCCATGCTTCCCGGCCATCCTGATAGCCCTTAAAGACCAGTAAAGACTGATCGCCGGAAGTGTGCTTGACGAGCACGGATTCCACTGCATCCGGGACGCCTCTAGCTTTTTTGTAATCAATAATTCGATCTTTGGGTATCGTTCCTGTGCCGATTGCGTTCGTAGGGCCAAGAAGAATCCGCTGCGCACCGTCACGTGCGACTTCCGCATTCCTTGACCCAGCCCACCCGCGCGTTGCACGGCGAAAGCGCTTACCCTGCCACCAGTCAGGATATAGACCAGTGAGGTGCATTGCTGTTTCGCATCCTGCTGCATACGTCTTTCCTAGCTGGTTGCCCGCCATGAGACAGCGCTGGCGGACAGTGGCACCAGCCGTGTGAAACTCCACCTGTTTCGGATAAGGCTGGTACAGGAACAGGGAAAAGTCTTTCTTGAGTTTCTTGAGTTCTTCAAGCTTTAACAGCTTCTGTTGATCGGATAGCATCTTCGACACCCAGCCCACGGATGGGCTTGAGATTGGCATCGGCAATGTCCGCTTCCCGCGCTTCGTACATCAATCCTGGACGGTAGATGGATTCCACCGTCAGCCTTGCATCTTCGGCACGGCAGCGACAATGCCACCATCCCTGACCCATGACCTCTGGCGGACCAACGACATCCACCACAGTGCCAATATTGTGGTATTCACAACTTTCATCGTGCTCATCTGGCGCTGGCACGATAACCGCCATATCACCCGGCTTGCAGTTCATTTCGCGACTCCAGCAGCCCGGACTGACGGCCCATCACATAGCCGTTCATCCAGATTTCCTTCAGCCATACTTCATTCGGTCCCGCCATCCCCCGATTGATGTCCATCGCTATCTTTGGGTAAGCGGCCCGGAAGTCCACCTCTGCCTGATCGTCGTTCATTGCGTTCCTTTCGTGCCTGTTCGGCTTTTTCACGTGCCCGCTCCAGATGGGCGAGCATCTTCTGACTCGGTTCTTTCTTGCCTGAGAGAAGCGGGCGCGGCTTCTGTGTCTCAATGACAGCCGGTCCACCCATGCCCAACTCTTCCTCAAGCTGTCTGATCTTGGCGCGCACGACATCCGGGTCTGACGGCGTAGAGTTTTTCACCTCCTGCACCGTGCGCTCCGAATACTTCGGATCGCGGATCATGGTCGACCACTTGATCATCTCCATGGCTGTGCGGTAGGCCATGGCATTGCGTGGATCGGACTTGACCTTTTCCTTGAGTTCCAGCATCTCATCAGCGAGCCACTTGGCCCCGTACTTTTCCGCCAGCGAGAAGTCATGGGCAAACGCCTCATCCTCCCCCAGCCAACGCACGACCGTCACCCAGTCTGGCAACTCTGGTCTGATCCATTCCGGATCATCCACCAGAATCTCAGTGCCTTCAGGATCGAATGCCTTGATCTGTGGCGGCTTGGGATGCAGCACAAGCTGAATCGGTCGCCCGTGGGCAACCTCTTCGAGAATGTACTTTTTGACCCCTTTTACGTTCACGAAAGATCATCCAGAAAAAGACCACAGTTGACGTACAGCACAGCACGGCAGAAGGCTTCCGCACCATCCTTCATCGCCATGCTGGCGTGGCGGAACACGCCCAGCAGGCTACGCGGACACGCCGACATATGCGCCCACCGCTTCATCTGTTCGTAGTTGTCCCGGTCAGCCGACATGACAGCCCACGGCATGACATCATCCAGACACGCATTGAACAGCGCTTCGAAGTGGATATGACGCTGTTTCGGGTAATCCGTCCACATGAACTGCGCATCCGGGGCGCAGTTCTGGATAGCTGAGTACGGATCGGAAAACCATTTATCCGGCGCATTCGGGGTTTTAGAACATGACCACATAATCAACCCTTCTTCACCTTTCTGAATTTATTCATCATATCGCTCAGGCAATACGCCAGTACCTCATGGTTTTTACGGCTGTGTTTAATACCCGCATTATCCAGCAGATGATAACTGGCATGCAGACACTCATGTGCCAATGTCGCAGGGTTATTATCAAACCAGCCGATTAACTGGATTAATCCTTTCCCCTCCCTCGTATAAGGCACCGTTACGCCCAATCCCTTCTCCTGATAAAACCTGCTACTCCCCTCACTCAGATAATCCATGGCTTCATGCAAAGTCTTTAGATCGGTGCAGAGAAACACCGATGTTCCATACATGGTCTTGTACTTCGGCATCTTCGGCCACTTTCGTTCCCGCTTGCTCTTGCTCATCTCACACCTCACTGGGGGGCATGTAGACAGCATATCACTTTCTTACACTCATAAAGGGGACGGACTATTTCTGGGACAGGAAAAATTTTTGTCGGGGTGGAAGGAAGCAAAGGCGACGGCAGGAGTCCCGGCGCGGTTTTGACCACCCTTTTCAGGACCCAGGATGGTCGATGGACCAGGGTAAACCCTTGGAATACCACGTCATCGCCATTTAACATAATGTGAATTATCGAAGTTTGAGAAGATTGTTCTCGTTATCACTGAACATATGAGAAGAACATTTTTATCCGCTCGTTGCACATGAGTAGATTATTCTCCATGCGACAACACATGATGTCATGTATGTGCATACACTCACATATGATTGTGTACATATATGATGCTAATCACACACCATATACGCGTGAATGTGTGTGCAAATGGGACTTTCACCCACCCAATCACCCCCTCCAATCCCTCCATCACCCAAAACGTTACGTTTTAACGTACCAAACAAAAACGCCAGCTTGTCGGCTGGCGTCCTGTCTCTCTCCCTGTCATCGCATCTACTTACTGTCTCTGAGGCGCGTGATCTGTCCCACGCCAAAAGCCTTGCCAGCACTGGTTTCCAGCCCATCCAGGGGATTTCGCACACACGTCCTCATTACCCTATGTGCGCCCATTCCAGACTGTCCTGATAGCTGCTATCCCATCACCCAAATCTCAATCAACGAAAGTGTAACAGTGTCTTGTTTATCTCTATAACAAAGCCTAGTATTCAGTTTTGGGCAGCAGCAAAGCCACAAGCTCTTTAACCACTCTATATCGAGGTCACCATGATCTACAGCACGGCTACTGACGCAATGGACGCGGCAATCAACGATGCACTGTCCCTTGATTCAAACAATGAGGAAATGGTTCGCACCCTCATGGACTGCAATGGCATGAATCGCGCTCAAGCTGAGCAACATGTCGCACGCATCATCGCTCAAGGCCAACCGGACATCTGATCCAATCCGCGCCACTCTGGCAAGTGGCGCTCTCTAATACTCACTGGGGTTAATCATGAAAGCACTTCACATTCCGCATCACAAGGGCCGCGCAGCAGTCGTTATCGCCCTTCTGGCATCCGTTGTCTGTATGTTCGCGTACCAATTGTTTATCTGTCATGTGCAGTCTGAACAATGCGCCCACGGCTTTGACGTTACCGCGCCGCTCCTGCTTGAACGCGTGATTGCTTTCCTGTCACGTTCCTCAGTCATTGGAGAATAACCATGATCCCCGCTCTCACAGTTGCCGTGGTTTTCACTCCCGGCATGATCCTGGTCTTTATCTCTCTCTGCGTTAAAGGTGAATAAAATGATTGCCCTTATCTCAATGATGAAAGCAGCGAATGCCGCTCACCTGATGGGTTATCACTCACGTTATAACCAACACACACGGCAAACACCCTTCGTTATCGCTTATGGTCATTTGCAACATTGGCTTAACGGATGGGATATGGCGGACCTTGAAATAAGAGAAGTGGAATAACAGCCATACAGCCTTGATTTTATCAGCGCTGTAGAACGGTTTTTCCATAGTAGTAACTAACACTGGGGTTAATCATGAGAAAGATTGAACAAGCAATGCGCGATGCAGCCTATCACTTCTACGCATGGCGCAATGCCAATACTGAAGTAAAGGTTTCTATCAACGAATGCACTGGCGCACCTGTATGCCGTGTGTACCTCCATGGCAATCACATTGCCAATGTGAATCAGGTAGCACATGACAAGATGGAATTGCAGGTCATGACCGACACACTTTCGCGCTGGCCATCCAATACCACTATCAGCCGCCTGCGCGCGTTAGGTGCAGATGTCACGGTGCGCGACCATCGCGTCTATCTCAACTCGAAATATGTATGCGAACGCTAAAAAAGGTGAAATCATGGCTAAGTACAACGGTCACAAGAACTGGAACCACTGGAACGTGGCTCTCTGGCTCAACAATGACGAAGGGCTGTATAACATCGCGCTCCATTTCGTCAACCATTACCGCAAAGCCCGCGTCAATGGTGAGCGTCATTCCACGTTTGTGGCACGCCAGATTCTTACGCGCCTGGCTGACGAAGGTATCACACAGACGCCCGATGGCGCGCCGTACAGCGTGGCAACCATTGAGTCAGCTATCAGGGGAATGTGATGGGCAACTATCTCTTCTGGGCGCTCGTATTCATCGCTATCATGCGCGCCGGTCTTGG